AAAACTCTAAACCTGCTTTTGTTCTGGCTTTTAAAGCATCAATATAGAATACATCTCTTGGATATTCTATGGGAGGACTATTACTATCTCCTTCACTTTTTAAATATTTTCTAAGAGTAGTTCTTCTAATTACTCTGAATCCAGATAATTCTTCGAAGTTAACACTTCCAACTGCTAATTTAAATACACTTAATACATTTGCTATAGTAATAGTTGGGTTAGGAAACTTAGTTGCTGCAGTTCTTTGATTACCATTAAAAAGAACAGGGATAGCTGCGTAAGTATTTGTTTGACTATTGTCACTATAATCAAGCATAGTAACTTCACTAAGATTAGAGTCTAATCCATCTGCAAAATATGCAAATGTATCTTTTGCATATTCAAATTCATACAGATATACAAGAGCTGACCCCGGTTCCTGTTTTACTAAATCTTTGACTATAATCTTTTCTGTCATTATGCTTCATACACCCTTCTAAAACTTGCGTCTAGAGTATAATAATCATCATATACCCATCTTTGTTCCCATTCAAAACAGACTACTTTAATTGTTTCTGTGCTGCTTCCTGCATTTGAATCTGCAAGGTCGAATCTAAATTTAGTTGCTCCTGCTAAAGATTCAAAGAAAGCAACGAGGTCATCTATTTCTGCCTTTGGTCTCGTTTGAAAACTAACTTGTATCTCTTGTCCTAGTGAATTAATTCCATCTTGTAATCTTTGTTCATATCCGTCTCCAAATTGTGCAAGATGCACTCTTGGAGTATTCTTTCTACTTAATTGTTTATCAGGTTGTACTGCACTGGAGAATCCAGTAATATTCGAACCGTCATTTTGCATTATTCCGTAAGCCATTATATTCTACTTAAAAGTCCCCCTGCTCTTTGTTCTTTAACAATTGTTTCTGTTGCTATTGCTGCTATTGTTTTACCTAGTGCTGCTCCACCGTCTGCTGTTACAGAGGTATCAGTAGCACCATCGTTTGCTACATTTACAGTAACATTTACATTATTTGTTCCACCTGAACCTGTCATTTTTACTGGTATTGCTCTATCATTTCCTAAGGGAACTACTGCTTCATTACCGTGCATTTTTACATTATAACCTGATTCTGGACCATCAAAAACTCCTCCAGCACTTGCTCCATATCTACCTCCAGGAGTCATTCCTCCATATCGGAAAAATGCTGCTAAAGATTGTCCTGCTGTAACAGCCATATCAGCTATTGCGAGTGCCATTTGTATTTTTGCCACCTCTAGCATAATATCAGCAGCTTCTTCTTGTTTTCCTGCTAAAGCTAATCCTTGTGATACTAGACCTCCAAATTGAGTAACAGCAGTCGCAAAATGTAAACTACCTCTTGCGAAATTTGCAACACCACTATCACTGCCTTCCATGGCATCAAATAAATTACCATATAACTCCTTGGACATGTCCTGAAAAGTTTTTGGTTTATCTTTTACAGAAGGAGTTGGAGTTATATTTATAGGATTACCCTGAGGATCAAATTGTTGATTTGGGTCTCCTGGTTGTCCTGATGAAGTTGTTGTTGTTACTCCGTCTCTAACATTTGTGTTAGTTTCTACTGCTTTTTCAAGAGTTTTATTTTGTTTTGTTAAATCTTCTATTTCTCTAGTATTCTTTTCAACAATATTTGCTCTATTTGATTCGGCATTATCTGCCTTTTCTAATTCATGAATTAATGCTGGTAATTCTTGGAAGAATTTCATAAAGTTTTGTATAAACGGGTCGTCACTATCCATTAATTTTGTTTCTAAACTTTTTGTCATGAAGTCGTTATACGATGCTTCGGCGTCTTGAAGTGATTTTAAATCCATATTGTTAACACCAGTTTTCGCCTGTTGAAGACTTTCAGCCATCAATTGTGATAGTTGTATTCTATGGTCAGTCATACCAGAGATACCTGAACCGTCTAAGTTTCTTAATGATCTGCCTGGAAATATTGCCTTCAACTGTTCGAAGAGGTCAGTGTTTCCCATTTGCCCATAAGGGTCTCTTGCACTAGGAGTACTTGTTACTTTTCTATATCCTGATATTATATCACCAAAACCCATACCATAAGCATCAGTTAAAGCATTTCTCGCATCTGTTAAATCAGTTGATATACCACCTTTATTTTGTCTTCGTAATTCCTCTATTCTTGTTTTATTTTTCTGTATTAATAAATTGTCATAATCTATTTGTGCATCTAATGAAGACCCCATCGCTATTGCTATTTTAGTTGCGTGATAATTTGCTGCTCTCGTCATTACATTTCCTATAGTATCAGCAGCGCTAACTCCTCCAGTATCTAAAGCATTGAAAAAGTTTAAAGAAGCATCTTGTCCTGCTTGACCAAGATTCTCAGCCATTTGCTTTCCTTGATGCATTAACATAGCTTCTACTTCAGTTTTAAATTTTTCTTTTTGTACTGCAGGGTCTAAAGGTGTTCCTCTAAAAGTAATTTTCATTATTCTATTGGCAAGAGCTTCGCCTAATGAATTTGTAAGTACTTTTGTTAAAGACTCTCCGAACTTTTTAAAATCTACACTTTCCCCTCTAAATAATTTTCCAAAAGTAGTACCTAGTTCCTTAGCAAAAGCACTTGTTGCATTTCTAAAAGCTAGTAAAATTTTATCTTGACTAGCTAACATCATTGCAAGTTGGTCTTTTTGTAATTCTAATTCTTGTTTTGCAATCTTTAATCTTTGTTGTTGTATTTGTTTATTTATACCCTCACTCATGTTAAGTATCGCAACTTCTAGTGCAAATAATTCTTCTCTTTTAGTTAGAATCTTATTTACTTCTCCTGCTACTTTTAGTGCGTTTTGTATATTTTCTTTATCCCCAAATAGAGCAGTAGTACCTAAAACACCTGCTCTTTGTGCTACTGCAAATTGCATAGCTCTGGAAGCTGCTGCTTCGTATAACCCAACAAAAGCTGTTAATCTTGTTCTTGTAACTTCGTACTCAGCATTTGCTATTCTAGCCTCTTCTGTACTAAGTCCTTGTGTTTTTGCAAATTTAAATTGTTCTTTTTGTAATTCATTTAGTGCAAATACTATATCTTGGAAAGGTATCTTTTTACCTGCTTGTTCGAATTTATTAAATTGTTTTTGAAAGTTAGCTTGGGCTCTTGTTATATTATCAACTGCTTGACCGCCTTGAACAGCTGCCTCAGCAAATGATATTAGTCCTGAAGCACTTCTAAGAGCTAGTTCTGGATTATCTCTTAAGAGTCTTGAAAATTCTTTAAATTCAGGATTAAATGTACCTAGTTCATCAGCAAGACCTCTTAAAGCTAAAAGTTGATTTTGTACAGATTCATCTTCCTCACCAAGTCTATTTAATGCCTCTCTAGCTTCTAATACTCTTGCTGCGAAATCTGCACTTTGGAAGGCTCCTCCAACTGCTTTTATTCTTTGTTCTGCGCCTGCAAATAATTCTTTATCAAAGAAATCTGCAGTTTTTCCAATCTCTTCTGTTAAACTTTGTAATGATTGAGTTTGACCATCTATTTTCTTTCTAATCTTTTCTGCTCTTTCATCTATATCTTTAAACATATTGAAAAGCTGTTTCCCCATTTGAAAAATCATAACTGCGATACCAATAATACCTACTGCTGACATAATACCACTCATTACTTTACCAAACATTACACCTGCAAATTTCATTCTACCCATTGTTTTACCGTGTTCGGCTTCCATTTCATATAAATCTGCAATAAAAGACATTTTCATTCTTTTAAATCCAATATTTGCATCTGCAACCATTCTTTGTCTTTGTGCTTTAAGAATAGCTACTGTTTTCTGATGTTCTCTACGACTAAACTTCTCAAACTTCAACATGGTAGATTGTTTTCTTTTTGTAGCTCTTTCATATGCTGCTATATCTTTTTCTGTTGCTGTACCTTCTTGAAGTCTTTTTATTCTAGAGGCACTCATTTGAGCTGTTTCTTGTAAGTCACCTGAACCTGTTACTTGTGCTGCGACTTGTGCTGCTCTGCCATAATCAATTTGTGGCATTGCTCCTGCTATCAAGGATTTAGACATTGATGATGCAAATAGAGCAATGGCAGCTGTTGCTGATTCTATATTTTCAGTAAGAAAAGTACCAAAGAACTCAGCAATAGGAGCAACAAATAAACGAATCTGGTTCATAACTGTATCAAAGGCAACCATTAGTTTATTCAATTGGTTAACTGATTCATCGCCTATCATACCATTAATAGCACCATATCTTTCTTCTGCTTGACGAAGAACTTCATTTGCTACTGCTTGTGATTTTTGGAAAGTGGTTAATTGATTTTTGTTAAGCCCTAGAGATGCGGCATAACGAGTTGTGGCTTCTTCTAATCTAAGTATAATACCTAGTTCGTCCAAGAGTTCGGGTTCTGCTTTAGTAACACCACGAATAAGCCTGTTAAAAGAATCTGTGGTATCTCTACCCAAAGCTACCGAGACCGTCCTTGCGGCTTCTCCGAGTTCTTTTAACATAGTGGGAGATAGTCCTGCTGATAGACCAATAGCGGTGGCTTGTGAAGCTTCTTTAAATGTGATTTGTGCTGATGTAGCTGCTTGAATGTCTTTGGATAAAGTTCTCATTGCTCTACCTGTAGAGGCAGCAAATAGTTCTTGACCTTGTTGTAGTACTCTAAAGTCAGCAGCTTCTCTAAAGAATCTAAATAAAGCATCTAAAGCAAATAGTTGTGCAGCTAAGGTAGCGTAAGCAGGTACAAGACCACTAGTAATACCTTGTGACATTTTACTAAAGTTCTTCGTAACATTCGAAGACATATTAGCAACACCTTTACCTGCACGGTCAGCTGACCTTGAATTTTTATCAAGCTGGTTAAACGCTTTTCCTGCTTTTTTGGCGTCCTTGTCTACTTTATTTAAGCCACTTGCGGTGACTGTAAAGTCAACTGAACCTCCCTTTGTTTTCTTTGCCATTTACTTTATTTTACCTTTTCTCTTTGAAGCTTCTTGCTTTCTTCGTACTTCTTCATTGATAGAAGACATTCTTTCTCTATCAATCATAGTTAAGAAAAATACTATTGTTTTCTTATCTTCTATTTCGTAGATATCCATTAGGGTATTAAGTGCTGATAAATTCTTCCCCATATACATTCCGTTCATTCCATCCCAAGTGTCTTGGAGTAAGCTGTATATGAAAAACGCCATCTGCACTTCGTATGGAAACATATCCATGGCAGGTGGCATTTTATCTGGGTCAGGTTCTTCTCCTAACTGTTCGCATATAGCAAGGTATTTATCTAAGTCAATATTTTTATCTTTATATTGTCTTTTGATTAGAGCAAGTATTTGTGTTACTTGCTCTTGGTAAAATTTTCCAAGTCACCTAACTGGTCAGAAACCCAATTATCAAAATCACTTGAGTTTTTTAATAAAATCTCTGCGTTCTCTTGTGTATAATCAAGTTCATCACTAGGGTCTACTGCGCTCGTATCTACCAATAGAAGCTCTTCTAAGTAACTATACTTTAAGCCTTTCCAGCCTCTAACTACCGCTTTCGCGTATTCAACTAAGAATTTATCATTATCCAACTGTTCTTCGTAAGCCCTTGTCCTTTTATTAAGAACTTGTTTTATACTTCTGTTTCTAAGTTTTAGCAATTCTTCTCTTGCTAAGTAAGTTAGTTTTACTTCGAAACCTTCAAAGCCAGGCATTTCGATTCCGACAGTCTTACTTGGAGTTAATAAACTCTTTAGTGATACTGGGTCTTTTTTAACTTTATTTTCTTCCATATTTTATCCTAAAAAGTGGGAGGACACTTCTGCCCTCCCGGGTTTAATTATCTTAAGCTGCTGCGTAAGATACTTTTATTTCGTTTGTTGCGTCTGCTTTTGTAGCTGAAGATAAATCTTTTGGTAACGCGTGGAAGTTAACGTCCACGGATATCACATCTTCAATACTGTGAGTAGGCAACTCGAGGTGACATTTTGACATTTCAAGATTCATTCTTGGCGTACTGCTTTGTCCACCAACTGCGAATTTTAAGTCAAATGCGTTTGTAATCACACCTCT